ACACCATACCAAGAAGCTGACGAAGAAACAGGTCGGTGAGGATCCGTTTCAGGCGCTGTCCGGTGCAAGTTCGCTGCGCGGTTTCTATACCTCAGGCATCATCATGCATCGCCCGCTGGAAGGCCGCGGCGAGCGACGGCTCGAGATCGAACTGCGCAACGGCCCGGCCCTTGAGCCGATGCTGATCGACAAGCGTGGCGGGCAGTGGATGGAGGTGGATGCCAATAATGACCGGCTGGTACGCCAGGAAATCGGCGGCCTCCTGGATGCCGAACGCGTGCGTAAGCATGACGTAATTCTCGGGATCCTGCTCGACGAGGCTGCGGCTGGACGGCTGTACACCTCGACGCAGTTTGCCGAGAAATTCGAAAACCAGGCAGGTCTTGGCGGCAAGCACACCATCCGGGACCGTACCAGCGTGCTCGCGACCAAGGGCTACATCAAATTCGTGCGCGAGGGCGCCTCCTATGGCCTGGGCGGGACGACATCCAAGTTCGGCTTCATGTGCACCGAAGGAATGGCCTTTCCCGGGACCGATGAGGTTGCCGATGGGGACACCGGTGAGTTGCATCGCGACATGCTCGATGTCCTGCCGAGCCATTTCAAATGTCCGCAGTCAGGAGGTCCGCTGCCGGTCGAGAATCCGCGGATCTGGGTCTATCCGGAGGAGGATCAGTGACCGTGCTCCGGACAAACGCACCCTGCGCAGGTTTTCGCACAATCCAGTTGCGGAAGTTGCGGCGAACATCGGTAACTGCATCCGAAGAGCTACGCTGCCCTTCGCCGGGATGCGCGCAATCCAGTTGCGGGCGGTTTTCGCAACTACCCCCGCAGACCTGCGCAACGATGCGCCGTGACGCCTACAATCCAGTTGCGGACGCACTGGCGGGTTTCGTCTTGCGCAACTTCAATTTCTGGCAGTTTTCTGCGGGTTTCGGACCCCTGTTATGTTGTCGGTGTGTAACCCCCATTCTAAAGAATGGGGGCGCATCCCGTGAGGTGTGCGTCCCCCATCAGAATGGGAACCCGCGTCTCGTCGTTTCAGCTCATCAGCGCGCGCCTCCCTGATCAGCTGCTCTGCTTCTCAAATATTCAGTCCTGACCCGAATTCAACGGAGACCTGTATGGCTTCGCATACCCCCGCTTTGCCCATCGGCATCGCATCCACTTCCATGACCCCCGGTTCAGTATCGCCGGTCCGCGTCCCATTCTTTGCCCTGCGCCCCAGCGGTATCGGTGACCTTTCGGCTCCGGCCGGGGTGGTGGCACGATGAAGTGGCATCCCCGCGGTTATGGCGGCGAGCGCCGCAGCCCAGATGAAGTCAAACGCGATGGCTGGAGGGAAATGGGCGTGCTCGCCATTTCGGCCGTCGACCCCCGGCTGTCCTGGCCCGAACGCGAACTCGTCCGTCAATTGGGAGAGAAGCTCTACGGACCATCGTCCGCAGCAAGGAAGGTGAACGATGGCGCGCGGTCGTAAGCGGAAAGCAGGTCTGCGGCATCCTTCGGGCAAACTGGTGCAGCCCGGCACCGGCGAACTCCAGCGCGAGGCAATGGCAACCGTAATCGAGGCCCGGCAGCGACATTATGGGGTGACGGCAAAGCAGGCCAGTGACGCACGGCTCGGCACCGCGCTGGGACGACTTGCGTTCGCGGGCAAGGTCACTGCCGACCAGTACGCAGCTGGCGAGATGTATGGGGAGATCATGGCCCGCAATCGCGCCGTGATGGGCCTGCCTATGGATCAACCTCGCTCAGTCACAGCGCTGCTGATCAACGAGGGGATCTTCGGTGGCAGTGCGCCTGACCATGATCCTGAACTGGTTGAGAAGGTTCGTCGGCGCGCTGCTGCGACGGTCATGATGCTGCGTACGGCCGACCACGATGCCCCGGGCACTGCCGGGCGTAAGCCCAGCGTATTGGTTCATGCGGTTGTTTGCCATGAGGCAGAAGCATCGAACTGGCCTGCGGCTGACATCGTCAACCTTGGCCACGGTCTTGATGCGTTGTGCCGGCTGTTCCGTATCAGCAGCGACAGTTCGTGATGGTATCACTTGCCTATCAAGTTCAGTAACAAACTGAATCTATTGCATTATTGCCTGTTTCATTATTGACCAGACTCGACAGATGCTATATGCCTTCCGAAATAGAGAATTAAGAACTGCGCCCGGAGCCCACCCGCTTCCGGGCGTTGTTCGTTTCAGGCGTTGCGCATGGCTGAACGGCAACGGGGACGTCGGGCGGTCGCGCAGCGCCTGCGACGATTACAGGCCGAACCGCTGTGCCGGGACTGTGTCGCCAAGGGGGTCGTCCGGGAAGCCACAGTACCGGACCATATCGTTCCGCTCACCAAGGGTGGCAGCGACGATGACAGCAACATCCGCTGCCTCTGCGCCGACTGCCACAAGGCACGCACCGCCGAGCAGTTCGGTCATCGCAGGACCATCGGCACCTGCCCAGATGGCTGGCCGATCGGCTGATCAGGCCGGGGGGCGGGTCGAAACTCTGGGCCCTTGGGCAAGGAAACCGGCGCGGGTCTGAATCTTCCACGTCCGCACAATGGCTAAGGGGGGTCAATGACAATCCAGGTCGAGTCCCGCCAGGTCACTGCGCTCATCCCCTATGCCCGCAATGCGCGCACGCATAGCGACGCGCAGGTGGCGCAGATCGCGGCGAGTATCCGCGAGTTCGGGTGGACCAATCCGATCCTGATCGACGGCGCGGATGGCATTATCGCGGGCCACGGCCGGTTGCTTGCGGCGCGCAAGCTCGGCCATGTGGACGTGCCGTGCATTGTCCTTGATGGACTGTCCGAAACGCAGAAGCGGGCGCTGATCATTGCCGACAACAAGCTGGCCCTGAATGCCGGCTGGGACAACGCCATGCTCGCGCTTGAGATTGGCGAACTGGCCGACGCTGACTTTGACATGGCGCTGCTCGGCTTCTCTGATGACGAGATGGCCGCGCTGACGATCGACAAGACCGAGGGTTTAACCGATCCCGACGATGTGCCCGAGGCGCCTGCCGATCCCGTTTCGGTTCCGGGCGACATCTGGCTGATGGGAAAGCATCGGATTGTCTGCGGGGATTCGACCGACGCGGATTGCGTCGCGGCCGCGCTGAACGGCGTGGTGCCGCATTTGATGGTTACAGACCCGCCCTATGGGGTGGAGTATGATGCCAGTTGGCGTGTGGACGCGGGCGTGAACAAGGACACTGCCGCGCTCGGCAAGGTCATGAACGACGACAAAGCCGATTGGACCGAAGCGTGGGCGTTGTTCCCTGGCGACGTGGCCTATGTCTGGCACGCCGGGCTCCATGCCGGCACGGTCGCCGACAGCCTAGCCACAGCGGGCCTTGTACCGCGTTCGCAGATCATCTGGGCGAAGAGCCAGATGGTGATGAGCAGAGGCGACTATCATTGGCAGCACGAGCCCTGCTGGTATGCCGTCCGCAAGGGCAAGCCGGGCCGTTATGATGGGGGCCGCAAGCAGACCACCCTCTGGCAGATCGATAAGCCCAAGAGGTCCGAAACCGGCCACTCCACCCAAAAGCCCGTCGAGTGCATGAAGCGCCCGATCGAGAATAACAGCAGCGCGGGACAGGCGGTGTACGAGCCTTTCAGCGGCAGCGGCACGACGATCATCGCGGGCGAGATGACGGGCCGCTCCATCCACGCGATCGAACTCAGCCCGGCTTATGTCGACGTAGCGGTCATCCGCTGGCAGGAGTTCACAGGCCTGCAGGCGACGCACGCTGACGGCCGCCTGTTCGATGACATGCGGGCCGCGCGGGATGCCAAGGTCGCCGCCTGATGCCAGGACCACCGAGGAAGCCGACCGCGCTCAAGATCGTTGCCGGCAATCCCGGTAAGCGGGCGCTGCCCAAGAAGGAACCGAAACCGCGCGGCAATCTGCGCGATCCGCCGGCCTGGCTGACGCAAGAGCAGCGGGTTGGCTGGGAATACGCGATCGAGACCGCGCCCTATGGCTTGCTCAAGCGGGTCGATCGTTCGACGCTGGTGGCATGGGTCATCGCTGAAGACCTCCACCGTCAGGCTGCGCAGAAACTGAATACAGGCGCCTTGCTGATCAAGACGCCCAACGGGATGCCGGTGCAGTCGCCCTACATCTCGATCGTCAACAAGCAGGCGGCGATCATGTTGAAAGCGGCGAGCGAGATGGGGTTTACGCCCGCGTCGCGGTCCCGCGTGGAGATAGATGGTGGGGACGAGGATGAAGACCCCGCCGACCTCTTCTTTGCCAGACCGAACTAGGGATTATGCCGAGGCGGTGGCCTCGGGTGAGATTGTCGCCGGGCCGCATGTCCGCAACGCCTGCCAGCGTCATCTGGACGATCTGAAGCGCACCGATGGCATATGGTTCGACCAGGAGGCGGCTAGCCGGGCATTCGGCTTTTTCGAACAGGTCCTGAGATTGTCCGAGGGGCAGTTCGAGGGGCTTCCGTTCCAGCTGCACGAGAGCCAGGCGTTCATCATCGGATCGCTGTTCGGATGGAAGCGGGCGAACAGCATGCGGCGGTTTCGCCGGGCCTATATCGAGCAAGGCAAGGGTAACGGCAAAAGTCCCCTCGCTGGCGGCATCGGCCTTTATGGCATGACGGCCGACGGGGAATCTGGCGCCCAGATTTACGCGGCGGCGGCGAAGAAGGAACAGGCGCAAATCCTGTTCCAGGATGCCTGCAAGATGGTGCGCGCGGCCCCGGCTCTGGGCAAGCGGCTGGACTTTTCGGGCGGCGTGGGGCGCGAGTTCAACATCGCCCATCATGCCAGCGGGTCATTCTTCCGGCCGGTGTCGAGGGATACGGGCAAGACGGGCTCAGGGCCCCGGCCCTATTTCGTGCTGGCCGATGAGGTCCACGAGCTGCCCGACCGCAAGATTCTGGAGATGCTTGAGCGGGGGTTCAAGTTTCGCCGCGAGCCGCTGCTGTTCATGATCACGAACAGCGGATCCGATCGCAATTCGGTGGCGTGGGAGGAGCATGAGCACGCGATCAAGGTCGCGGCCGGCAATATCGACGCGGTGACGGATCCGACCTATCAGGGCGACGTCGTCGACGACACGACATTTTCTTACGTTTGCTCGCTTGATGAGGGGGATAATCCGCTCACTGATCCGATGTGTTGGATCAAGGCGAACCCGCTTTTGGGCGTGACGATCACGGAGGAATATCTCACCGAGGTGGTGGCGCAGGCCAGGGCGATCCCCGGCCAGCTCAACGGCATCTTGCGGCTTCACTTCTGCGTCTGGACCGATGCGGAAACGGCATGGATGACGCGGGCGACGCTGGAGCCGTGCATCGCGGATTTCGATATCGAACAACATCGCGGCGAACGGGTCTGGCTTGGATTGGACCTTTCGCAGAACCGGGACATCACGGCGCTGGCGGCAATCGTCCGCACCGGCACCGATGGACACAATAAGCCGACCTTCGACGCCTGGATAGAAGCCTGGACGCCCGGCGACACGCTCCAGGCGCGCGAAATGCGGGACAAGCTGCCCTATGCCGTCTGGGCACGGGAAGGCCATATCCACGCGCCGCAGGGCGAGAGTATCAATTACCGGCATGTCGCGCAGACGCTGGCGGAATATGCCGACCGTTTCGAGATTGCGACGGTCGCTTATGACCGCTTCGCCTTCAAGCGGTTCGAGGAAGACATCGACGAGATCGGCCTGTCGCTGACCTTCGCGGAGCATCCGCAGGGTGGGCTCAAAAAGGGCAAGCCGCTGGTCGCTGGGGGCGAAGGGCTATGGATGCCCGGTTCGCTGCGGTTGCTGGAGGATGCGCTGCTTGAGGGCCGGATTCGGCTGAAACGCAGTCCGGTGCTGATTTCCGCGATGATGAGCGCGGTGACGGAATCGGACAAATGGGAAAACGCATGGCTCGCCAAGTCGCGCTCGGTCAACAAGATCGACGCGGCGGTGGCGCTGTGCATGGCAATGGGGGCGGCAATGGCGAACATGGGAGATGCCGTCGATTACGATAAGATGATCCTCGCCGCCGAAAGCATCTTTTGATGGCGTGGTGGCGTCGCATGCTCGGCATGGAAGGGCGCTCCACGGTCCATGCCGGCACGCACCCGCGCGACCCGGCACTGGCGACGCTCTGGGGCTATGGCGCTGACACAGCGTCCGGCATATCGGTGACGCCGGACACGGCGATGCGCGCGCCAGCGGTGGCGGCATCGGTGCGGCTGCTGTCGGAAACCATCGCGACGATCCCGCTCGACCTGTTCGAGCTTATGCCAAATGGCGAGCGGGAGCGGGCAATCGCGCAGCCACTGCATGCCATGGTGCACGACGCGCCGAACAACTGGCTGAGTTCGACCGACTGGCGCCGCCGGGTGATGAATGGCGTGCTGCTGCGTGGGAACCAGTATAACCGGATTTATTGGGCGGGCGATGGGTCGGTGCGCTCGATCGAGCCGCTGCCCAAGACCGTCACGCCCAAGCGGGTCAATGGGAATGTCTATTATACCGTCTACCAGGACGGACAAACCTACACGCTCAACGCCATGGACGTGCTGCATATCCGAGGCCCGTTTCAGAGCGAGGACAAGATCGAGGCGGACTCGCCTGTCGTCATTGGCCGGGAGTTGATCGCGCGCTCGATCGCGTCCGGCGAATATATTTCCCGGTTCTTCGCCAACAGTGCCGTGCCGAAAGCCGCCATCAAAATCCCCGGCGAGGTTGGGCCGGAGGCGACGGCGCGGCTGCGCAAGGATTTCGAGGATCGCCACAAGGGGCTGGAGAACGCGCACAAGCTCGTGATCGTGCCGGGTGGCATGGAGCTGACCACGCTGGGGTCTACGAACCAGGAGGCGCAGACGCTCGAACTCTACAAGCAGTCCGCGCTTGAGATCGCGTCGCGGCTTTACGGCATCCCACCGCACCTGTCGGGCGATATCGAGAAGCAGACGAGCTGGGGCGCTGGCATCGAACAGATGGATATCGGCTACGTCAAGCATGTGGTGCGCCCCTATCTGGTCGGCATTGAGCAGGCCCTGTCGATGGCGCTGCTCACGGCGGACGGCCGGCGGCGGTTCAAATTCGAGTTCAATGTCGAGGGCCTGCTGCGCGGCGACTTCAAGAGCCGCATGGAAGGCTACGCCATCCTCATCCAGTGGGGCATGGCGACGGTCAATGAGGTTCGCCGCAAGGAAAACATGCCGCCGATTCCCGGCGGCGACGTGCGGATGATGCCGCTGAATTACGCCCCGGCTGACCGGATCATGGACGTGCTACTGAAGGAACCCGCCAAGGCGATGCGGGCGATGGCGGACCTGCTGATCGAGATGCGCGAGCCCGGTGAGATGGAGGAATATGGACATGCATGACATCGAGCGCCGCGCCCTTGCGGTCGGGATCGACATTGAAACCCGCGATGACGGCAAGCGCACGCTGCGCGGCCACGCCGCTGTATTCAATGCGCTGTCCGAAGACCTGGGCGGGTTTCGCGAACAGATTTCGCCTGGCGCCTTTACGGATGCGATCGGCACGGATGATGTCCGGCTGCTCATCAACCATGAAGGCTTGCCGCTGGCGCGCAACCTGTCGGGCACGCTGAAGCTGTCCGAAAACGCGCGCGGGCTCGTTATCGAGGCCGATCTCGACGAGACTGATCCCGATGTCATGCGGCTGCTGCCCAAGCTGGTGCGCGGCGATGTTAACCAGATGTCTTTCGGCTTCTCGGTCCGCCCCGGCGGGCAGGACTGGGCCAAGGATGACGAGGGCCGCACGATCCGCACATTGAAGAAGCTCCGGCTCTTCGACGTCTCGGTCGTCACCTATCCCGCCTACACCCAGACGGACGTGGCGGTGCGCGAATTGCGGGCGTGGGAACAGGCGCTGAAGGCGCCCACGCCGTACAGATTGATGCAGGCCCTAGAGCGTCAGTCCAGCATCTAAAGGAACCGCACCTGCGGGGTTGAATAGGTCGGCATTCCGCCGGCCTTTTTTTTGGAGAATACTATGAGCGAACGGCTCAAGGAACTCCGCGCAAAACGCGGTGAGTTCATTCACGACATGCGCGCTATCACTGAGGCTGGAACCGTTGAGAAGCGCGACCTGACCGATGAGGAGGTAACGCGCCACTCGACCATTTTCGATGAGGTCGAAAATCTCGGCAAGCAAATCACGGCCGAAGAGCGCAGCATTGAGGCTGGCCGCCTCATCGCCGATCGGCAGGAGGAGCGCCAGGAAGATCGCGCCGCACCGAAAAGCGACGCCGAACTCCGCATGGCGGGCTTCCGGTCATATCTCAGCTTCGGCCGGATCGACGGCGAAGGGGCTGAGGAATATCGCGCCTTTCAGGCCGGTTCGGACACTGAGGGCGGCTTTCTCGTCGCGCCGGAGCAGTTCGTCCAGCAGATGATCCAGGCCGTTGACAACGCCGTATTCATTCGCGGCCTCGCGACCAAGTTTCAGGTCGGTCAGGCATCCTCGCTCGGCGTGCCCACGCTCGACACGGATGCGGAAGATACGGATTGGACGACCGAGCTGCTGACCGGCAACGAGGAAGACTCGATCCGCTTCGGCAAGCGCAATCTGTATCCTCATCCGATGGCGAAGCGCGTGAAGATCTCGAATGACCTGATCCGCAAGGCCATCATGCCTGTCGAGCGGATCATCATCGATCGCATGTCGTACAAGGTCGGCGTCACGCAGGAAAAGGCGTTCCTGACCGGCAATGGCGCAGCCCAGCCGCTGGGCGTGTTCACCGCATCGGCCAACGGCATCTCGACCGGCCGCGACGTCTTCACCGGCAACAGCACGACCGCCGTCACCTTTGACGGCCTGATCGAGGCGAAATACGCGCTCAAGGCTGCCTATTGGGGCAAGGCTCAGTGGCTCTTCCACCGCGACGCGGTGAAGATGATCACCAAGTTGAAGGACGGCGACGGCCAGTATCTCTGGCGCGAATCGGTTCGCGTCGGCGAGCCCGACACCATTCTCGGCATGCCGATGAATGTTTCGGAATATGCGCCGAACACCTTCACGACCGGCCTGTATGTCGGCCTGCTCGGCGATTTCTCAAAATACTGGATCGCCGACGCGCTGAGCTTGCAGATGCAGCGCCTCACCGAACTGTACGCCGAAACCAACCAGATTGGCTTCATCAGCCGCGTCGAGACGGACGGCATGCCGGTTCTGGAGGAGGCTTTTGCCCGCGTGAAGCTGGCCTAAAGCGCGAAATTGAAGGGATAAATCACCATGCAGCTCACCAATAAAGTCAAGACCATCCTCTGCAAAACGGCGGTTGCCGCCGGCAGCGCGGACATCACGGACGCCACGGCGGTCGATATGTCCGGCTATGAGGGTGTCCGGTTCATCTTCTCGTTCGGCACCATCACCTCCGGCGCGGTGACTTCGGTCGGCGCGTCTGCGTTGGCCACGTCGAGCCCGACCAAGGGAACCGACGATATCCTCGGCAGCAGCATCACCGTTGCCGATGACGGGGATGACAAGCTCTACATCCTCGACATCCACAAGCCGGCGCTGCGCTATGTCCGCCCCTGGGTGGACCGCGCCACGCAGAACTCGGTGGTCAACTGCATCATCGCCGAACTCTACGATCCGGTGAAGATGCCGGTTGCCGCCGATGCAACGGTCGTCACGCAAGAGCTGAGCGTCAGCCCGATCAACGGCACCGCGTAAAAGACCCCGCCGGGCGGCCAGATAAGCCGCCCCACCAATCCTTTCCCGTGTCCATCAGTGACTAGGCGGCGGAAAGCCGCTGTAGCCAACGGAGATTTATTATGGCCGACGCAACCTACAGCCCCAAAATATATAAGAAGTCCGGCGGCAACGAGATGGTCGTTGCATCTGGCGGCACGATCACCGTCGAGAGCGGTGGCGCCATCGCCACGCCCGGCGGCTCCAGCCTGCTTGATACCGTCCTCCATCTCGACATCGCTGACGGCTCGGCCGAGGCGGTCTATTTTCTGACTAGCCCAATCGCCGGCACGATCAGCAAGATTTACACGGTGATCGATGACGTTGTTTCGACCGCAGACATTACAGTTACCGGCAAAATCGGGGCTACGGCGATTACGAGCGGTGTGGTCACAATCGCCACGGCAGCTTCGGCTGCTGGGGATGTTGATGTAGCTACCCCGACTGCCGCGAATGTGATCACGGCTGGCGCGGCGATGAACTTCACAGTGGCCGGCGGCGGCGCTGGCGGCGCGCCCCGTATCCACCTCGCCGTGGTGATCACGCGCTGATGCAGATCCGCATGAAGACGCGCATCGCTGGGCCGGCGGTTAACGCCTCGCCCGGCGATATCATCGAAACCGACCGGATCACCGCCTATGCTCTGATCGAGGGCGGGTTCGCCGAACAGACCGGGGAGCCGGAAATCGCGACTGTGGCGGCGCCTGAAAGGGCGGTGCTGCACCGGGCGGGCAAGATGAAAGGACGCGGCCGATGAGCTACGCAGAGCGCCATAGCGTCACGGCGACGACGATCGCGGACGGATCGGCGACGGCCTATCTGCCGGTCGTCACTGGGCGCATTCATAGCCTCGCCTATACCAAGGTGGACTTCGCCGATGGCGTGGATTTCACGATCACCGCCGAGGCGACTGGCCAGAGCATCTGGACCGACCAGAACATCAATGCGAGCGAGACGGTTTATCCGCTGGCGGCCGGCAATCTCGGCGCGACCGGCGCGGCGTCCACACTGACCGAGGTTCCCATCGTCCTGGCCAATGACCGGGTCAAGATCGTGATCGCGGCGGGTGGCAACGTCAAGACCGGCACATTCACCATTACCGTTTCCTGATCCGGGAAACCTCTCCCCCCGGCCAACTGGGGGGCCGCTCCTAAACCGGGGCGGCCCTTTTCTTTATTCCAAGAGAGGGGCGCGCCCATGTGGTATCCCGCCGCCATCACTGCGGCAGGCGCTGAGCCGATCACGCTCGCGCAGGCCAAGGAGCAATGCCGTATCGAGGCGGACGATCTCGATTCCGATACCCATCTCACGCGCCTGATCACGGTCGCCCGCGCGCATGTCGAAGCCTATACCGGCGCCCGGCTGTCGACGCAGACGGTCGCGGTGAAGGCGGATTGCTTCGCCGACATGGCGCGGCTGCCGGTGGCGCCCGTCCAGTCGGTTTCGTCGATCGGCTATGTGGACACGAACGGCGCGGCCCAGACCCTCGCCAGCTCGGTCTATGAGCTGCGCGCGGACGGGCTGGAGACGGCGATTGTCCTGAAATATGATCAAACCTGGCCATCGATCCGGTCCGGCTCGCGGATCACGCTGACAGCGGTGGTCGGCTATGCGACGGTGCCGGAAAGCATCGTCCACGCGTTGCTGCTGCTTGTCGCTGACGGCTTTCACCAGCGCGAGAATGTGAAGGCGGATATCGGCACGGCGCTCGACGGGCTGCTCGCCAACAACCGCCGCTGGCGCTTCTAAAATGAAGGCAGGCCCGCGCAACCGCAGGATCACTTTCCAGCGCAGCATTTCAACCACGGACGATTATGGCGGTAGAGTTGAAAGCTGGGTGATGCTCTGCCGCGCTTTTGCCTCTGTCGGCTTCGGCACAGGCCAGGAGCGGCGCGAGGCAGCGCAGGAAAGCGCGAGCGCGCCGGCTACCTTCCGCGTGCTCCACAACAGCCACACGGCCAGTATTCTGCCCACCGACCGCATCCAATATCTCGGATCGGCCTGGGACATCACGTCCGTGGTTCCGCTCGGATTTCAAGAAGGCTTCGAGTTCGTAGCCATCCGCCTACAGCCAACAGGAGATTGAAATGGCTTTGACTGCCCAAATCACGACCTCGATCGTTGCATCGCTCACGGGCGCGCCGGATGTCGGCGCCGTATCGCAGGAAATCTCGGACAAGCTGCGGCTCACGCTGACCAGCGGGACCGGCGCCAATCAGGCGAACAACATTTTTACCGACGATTTCTCGATCGTCGGCGCGGGCACGCAGACCTATGACCTTGCGGGCGCGCTGACCAACGGCATCGGCGGAACGGCGATCTTCACCGCGATCAAGATGATTGCGATCAAGAATAACGGCACGACCGCGCTGACCTATGGCGGCGGCTCGGCGTCGTTCCTCGGCTTCCTCGGCGACGCCACGGATGAGATCGTTGTCCCGGCCGGCGGCTTCATCGTGCTCGCCGATCCCACGGCAGCGGGCCAGGCCGTGACCGCCACCACCGCCGATCTGATCACGCTTTCCGGGACCGATGTCTCGGGCACGATCTACATCATCGGCGAATCCTGATGACGAGGGTCAAGCTCTCGGGATTTCGGGAGCTTGACCACGCCCTTGCGCAATTGCCGAAGGCTGTGGCGCGCAACACCCTACGCAGGATTGGCAAGGAGGCGCTGGAGCCGATGGCGGCCATTGCCGCTGCCAGGGCTCCGGTGGATGAAGGCAATCTGGCCCTGTCGATCGCGGTTTCCGAACAGCGGACCAGGCGCGCGTCGCGCGGCGGACGCGACCCGAAGACCAGCATCGAAATCGCGATGGGGCCAGCGGGCGGGTTCAGCGCGCTGCCCTATGCATCATTCGTGGAGTTCGGGACGGTCGATACCCCGGCGCAGCCCTATATGCGGCCAGCCTTCGATCAGGAGGCTGAGGCCACCATCAAGCGGTTGCAGGAGTCCCTGGCGAAAGAAATCACCAAGGCTGCGACGGCGGCAAGGACGGGCTGATGGATATGCAAGCCGCCCTTCGCGCCCGGCTGGTGGCGGACGCGGGCGTTGCCGCGCTTGTCGCGGGCCGCATCTATTGGGTTCAGGCGCCGCAGGATGACGGGCTCCCCCGGATCACGCTTCAGATAATCAGCGATGGCCGCCCCCAAACATTCCATGGGTTCCAGCCGCTGCGCTCGACCAAGGTCCAGGTTGATTGCCGGGCGGCATCCTACAGCGCAGCGAGCGCTATCGCCGAAGCGGTGATCGCGGAACTGGCGACGCCCGAAACAAGCAACGGAATCATTTTCGGCCGACCACAGATAGATGCCAAGCGCGATGGCGATCTGTTCGAGCGGTCAAATGCTCAGGAAATCCACCGAACCTCTCTTGACCTGATCATCTGGTGGAGCGTGTCAGCCTAGCCAGCTTCTTCCGGCTTTAATTTCAATCCGCCCCGCCCTCCAGCGGGGCTTTTTTATGGAGAATTGACCATGGCAGGGGAATCGATCGGTTGGGGTGCTGAATTTTGGCTGGATGACGCGGCTGGCGCACTCACGGAGCTTGCGGGCATCTTTGAGCTGACGGTCCCGAACTATCAGACGGACGAAGTCGAGATCACCCACTATAAGAGCCTGGGCCGCAAGCGCGAATATATTGCCGGCCTGATCGAGACCGGCGAGGGCACGTTCACGATGAACTATGTGCCCGGTTCGGCGACGGACGTGATCTGCCGTGCCGCCCATGCCGATGGCGCCACTCGCTCCTTCCGGATTGTCATTCCTGACGTGGCCGGCGCCGATGAATGGACGATCGACGGCGACTGTTTTGCCAAGGGTTATGAACGCGGCGTCCCTGTCGATGACCGCATGACGGCCACGCTGACTGTCAAGTTCACCGGCAACACGACTGAGGCCGTCGTCTGATGGCGAACCCATTGCGCGGCGAGGCGGTGATTGAGGTCGAGGGGGAGCGGATGACGCTGCTCCTCGATTTCAACACCTTCTGCGAGATCGAAGCCGAGACCGGGCTTGGCATCAACCAGCTCGGCCCGGCCCTGAACGACAATCCGACCTTCGCGTTGCTGCGCACGGTATTCTGGGCCTGCCTTCAGGAGCATCATCCCAGCACCACGGAAAAAGAGACCGGACGGATTCTGTCGGCGATCGGCATTGAGGAAACCAGCGAAGCCCTCACGCGGCTGTTCATCGCCGTCATGCCGAAGGCCGACGAAAACCCTCCGAAAGCCCCGACGAAGAAGAAGGCCGCGCGTCGGGGCTGAGTTGGGACGACCTGATCGAGGCGTGGTCCTACGCCGGCCTGGAGCCCGACGCGTTCTGGCGTCAGACGCCCCGAACCTTTCGGGCGGTGATGACCGGGCGCGCGAAAGTGGCGGAAGACGTGCATCGCGGCCGGGCGTGGACCGTCTGGCATGGCGAAGCGCTCGCGCGCACCAAGACGATGCCGCCCCTGGCGAAGCTCATCGGCAAGCCGCCGGCCAAGCAGGCCCCGGCTGAAATCTTGGCGATCTTTCAGACGATGAAGGCTGGCGGCATCCCGATGACGATCAGCAAGCGGTCGCCAGTCCAATCCTAGCCGACAATGCCAATCACGGGGAGGCGTTCATGGGGTCTGCGCATATCGGCGCCCTGAGCGTCACGCTCAACATCGACACAGCCGCGCTGACCAAGGCCGTTGCCCGCGCGCAGGGCGTGCTGGCGAGGTTCTCCCAAGAGGTGAGCGCTCGGCTTCAGGCGCTGGGCGGCGTCATCAAGAAGGTGGGCGGCAACCTGGCGGCCGGCGCCGATGCCATGGTCAGGGGGGCTGTCCGGGCTCAGGCTGCATTTGCGCGGTTCGCCAAAGAGGTGAGCGCGCAGCTGCAGGCGCTGGAAAGCACCATCAAGAAGGTTGGCATCGGCCTCACGGTCGGCATCACCGCCCCATTCGCGCTCATGGTCGCCAAGACCGACAAGGGGGCCGGCGCGTTCGAGGCGTCGATGAACCGCGTGCAGGCGGCGCTTCAAGGTATCAGCGCTGAACAGTTGAAGGCACTGTCCGAGCAAGCGCGCCTGCTTGGCCCGGCGGTCGGTCGCAGCGCAACTGAGGCGGCGGACGCTATCGAAGGCTTGGCGCTGGCGGGTGTCGGCGTCGAGGGCATCCTCGGCGGCGCCCTCGACGCATCACTGAAGCTGGCGGCAGCCAATAACGCCGAACTGGCGCCAGCGGCCACGCTCGTTACCGACGTGATGGCGCAGTTCGCGAAAACATCGTCCGACCTCGAACCGCTCATCGACAAGGTGACGGGCGCGCTTGACAATTCCAAATTCTCCTTCCTCGACTATCAGCAGGCCATTGCGCAGGCCGGCGGCGTCGCCGGTTCGGCGGGCGTCTCGTTCGAGGACTTCAACACCGCGATTGCCGCAACCAGTGCCCTGTTCGCGAGCGGGTCGGATGCCGGCACCTCATTCAAAACCTTCATCACCAGTCTGAACGCGAAATCGAGCGAGGCTGAATTTGTCATGGAGAAGCTGGGGATCAGCTTCTTCGATGCCACCGGCAAGATGAAGGGCCTCGCGGACATCGCGCAGATTCTTCAGGACAAGCTGGGGAGCCTCTCTGAACGGTCGCGCACCGAGGCGCTGACAAAAATGTTCGGCACGGACGCGATGCGGACCGCGATCGGACTGATGCAGAAGGGCCGCAAGGGGTTCGAGGAGCTGCAAGCCGCCATTGCCAAGGGCGATGCGGCCAAGAAGCTCGAAATCCAGATGCAGGGCAGCATCGCTGCCAGCAACCGGATGGCGGCGGCGTTTGAAAGCCTCAAGATCGCGCTTGGCAATGCCGGCATTCTCGCCGCCATGACGGCGGTAAAAAGCGCCATCGCGAGCGTGACGAACGCGTTCGCGAACCTGCCGCCGATTGCGCACAAGGCGGTTATCGCGATCTGGGCGCTAGCGGCAGCATTGGGGCCTTTGACCCTGGCAGCGCTCGCGCTCGCCAGGATCGTCCTGCCGCTTATGATCAGCCGCCTCGGCTTGTTTGGGCTTTCCATCGCTTTTCTGATCAATCCGATCGGCGTGCTTGTCGCCGGACTGGCGCGGCTGCTGGTTGTAATCGCCAGCGCGACGGGCATCATGGGCTCGTTCGGGGTAATACTTGGCACGGCCGGGGCAACGCTTGGCGCCTATGCTGGCATAATCGGGCTTGTCGCGACCGCGCTCCTGCTTCTCGTGCTTTACTCCAGCCGGGCAAAAGCCGCCACGGGCGAATATCAGAAGGCGACCGAAGACCTCACCAAGGCGCAGGCCAAAAATGAGGAAATTGCCCTCGCGCTCGCCTCGGCCACCGGGGAGGTGCGCAAACAAGCTCTTCTCAATGCGAAGGCCGCCCGCGTCGAGGCGGTCGCCCATCTGAAGGCGGCTCAGGCTGCGCTTCAGCGGGCCATGGCGGAACGTGAACTTGTCCGCGCAACGTCCGCGCAACGCGTCGCTGATGCCAGGTTCCGGATACAGGCCGGCGGGCCAGACGCCATCTTGAGCCAGATCGGGGCCAATAAAAGGGCGTCGGAACAGGCCGATGTCAACGCCCGCGCCGCCATAGAGGTGCTCAAGGGGCGGACGGCCGAGGTCGTGAAACTTCAGGCTGTGATCGCCGCCGGATCGGCCGATCCGGCCGGCACGATCGACCTGGATTTCGACAAGCCGTCCAAGGAGAAAAAAGAACGCTCGAAAAAAGAGAAAAAAGACCGTTCGGCGCAGGACGCGGCGAAATTCCAGGACGACATCGCGCGCCTGCGCGTGGAACTCATGGAGGCGACCAACGAACTCACCGGCAACGAGGCCGCGCGCGCCGACCTTGAGCGGGCGCGGATCGAGGCGGATCGCGCCTCCTTCATGCGCCAGACCATGCTGGAAGAGGGGATTTCCGCCGCCCAGAAACAGGAGTTGATCGCCGCCCATGACAAGGTGGCCAATCAGCGCCTCGCGGTGGTCGGCCTGGTCGAAGAGCGGCGCGTTGCGCAGGAGAAATTCGACCTCGCCGAGGCCGGTAATGAGAATGAGCGCGACATGCTTCAGGGGCAGCTGGCCCTGGCGCAGACCGCTGACGAGCGCCGCCAGCTGGAAATGCGCCTGCTTGATCTTCAACATGAACAAGAGCGCGCGCAGCTCGACCTGATTAAGGCGACCAACGCCTCCACCACGGCGGAATATCAAAACGCCGAGGCCCGGCTGGCCGTTCTCGATAGCATCCGGAAATCCGACCGGGAGAATGTGCGCCGGTCCACCGCTGGCCCTGGCGAACAGTTCCGCGACAGCCTGCTTGATACCGCCGCCAAGGTGAAAGAGGCCTATCAGCAGATTGAGGTCGACGGCATCCGCTCGCTTGAGGATGGCATTCTCGATGCGATCACGGGCGTTGAATCCCTAGGCGACGCCTTCAAGAATGTGGCCGCCGGGATCGTCCGCGATCTGCTGCGCATCGCGATCCAGCAGAACATCACCGCGCCGCTCGCCAATATGCTTTTTGGGGGCAAGGGGGGCGGCGGCAGCAACGGGATCATCGTGCCCGGCAGCACCAGTGGCGGCGGCCTGCTCGGCACATTGCTCGGCGTGGCCGGCACGGTGCTCGGCGGCACCAACTTCGGCGGCGGCTCCCCCGCCGAACTTGGCGGCAGCGCCCTCACCTCTTCAATGCCCGGCTTCGGCTCGGTCATGAACGGCGATTGGGCTGGGTCTCTGACCAAGATTCCCGGCTTCGCCAAGGGTGGCACGATTCGCGGCTTCAGCGGCATCGACAAGAACCTGCTGAGCATCAACGGCATTCCCACCGCGCGCGTCGGGCGCGGCGAACAGCTGCGCATTTCGCCGGAGAACGACAACCGACCCAGCGGCCAGACGATCCATGTCGGCGGCGTCCATATTGTCGGGACCGGCGATGATCGGCGCGACCGGCGCAGCGGCATGCAGGCAGCGGCGGGACTTCGCCATGAGATCGCCCGCAGCGTGAAGGGGGGGTTCTGAGATGGCCTTCATCACTACCCGCCTGCCCATGGAGGTCGAGATCGGCGCGACCCGCCGCGATGTCGAGGATATTGGCGTCGTGACGACCGATGGCGGTTGGGAGGTGCGCAACGCGCGCGCCGCCCAATCCCTGATGGAATATGACATCAGTTTCCCGATGTCGCTGCGCACGGGCAGCATTTATCTACAGGTACTTGCGATGTATAAGGCCGCGCGCGGCCAGCTGCATGGCTTCCTGTTTCGCGACTGGGCGAACTACCAGCTCACCGCCGCCAATATCGGCACGGGCAACGGCGTGACGACCGCGTTCCAGATTGTCCAGAAATGGACCGCTGGCAGCGAGACGCACAGCCGCAAGATCACCCGGCCGGTGAGCGCGATCGGTGTCTACAAGGCGGGCGTCCTGCAAGTCTCGGGCTACTCGGTCAGCTATTCGACCGGCATCGTCACCTTCACGTCAGCCCCGCTTGCTGCGGTGGCCATTACCGTGACCGGGGAGTTCGACGTGCCGGTGCGGTTCGACACGCCGCTGGAGACGCTCGGCTATTCGAGCGAGCTTGAGCATATCGAGACGATGACATTGCGGGAGGTGCGCGAATGAGCCGCACCCTTGGCGGCCCGCTCGCCGCGCATCTGGCAACGACGACCCACACCCGCGCCATGATGCTCCGGCTCGACCTGAAAGACGGCACGTCGATGGGCTTCACCGATCATGACCAGGCGCTGAGCTTCGACCTGGGCGATGGCGCGATCGACTATCGCCCGCAGACCGGCATCCTGCCCAGCGACATCGCCCTGACCGCCGGCTTTTCCGCCGACAATCTCGACATCAGCGGCCCGATCGGCGCGGACGTGACGCTGGCGCAGGTGCGCGGCGGCCAAATCGACGATGCGGTGGCGCGGCTGTTCTTCGTCAACTGGGCCAGCCTGGGCTCCGGCGCCGGCAAGCTGCTCAAGGGCCGGGTGACGCTCGCCGCTGTCGAGGGCGACCTGTTCCGCTTCACCGTGCAGGGCGACACCAGCCGCTTCGGCCAGCGCATCGGCCGCACCCTCACACCCTATTGCGATGCCGATTTCGGCGATGCCCGCTGCGCCAAGGCTGTAGCGGTTGTCACCGCGACGGTAACGGCGGTGACGGGCGCCGACCTGTTCACGGTCCTGCCGGCCTCGGCCTTCGCGGATGACTTCTACAATTTCGGCACAGTGACATTCACCAGCGGCGCGCTGTCCGGCATCCGACCGATCGAGATATTCGACAGCGCGGCCTCGGGCGTGCTCCGGCTCTGGACCTTCGCGCCGGCACCGCCCGCAATCGGCGACACCCTCGACCTGCGGCCTGGCTGCAACAAGACCCGCACTGCCTGCATGGCCCATGCCAACATCGTCAATTTTCGCGGCTTTCCCGAAGTGCCGGGCACCGATCAGGTGCTCAAATATCCGGTGCCGGCGGCATGAGCGCGATCGTCGCCGAGGCCCGCCAATGGATCGATACCCGCGTCGTCGGGCTGGGCGCGCAAAAGGGCGTCGGTTGCGACTGCAAGGGGCTGGTGGCTGGCGTGGCGCGGAACTGTGGGCGCCGCGAGGGCGACAGCCTCGCCGCCCATGCCGGCAATTATGACATTCGCAAGATCGATCCGCGCCGGCTGCGCGCCGGGATGGTCGCCCTGTTCGATCAGACGCGCGCGGCTAGCCCCGGCGATATCCTGCTGCTGAGCATTGCGAACCGCGCGCAGCACCTCGCCATCATCAGCGAGACTGTGGCGGGCGTGCCGGTGGCGATGATCCACGCCATCGCGCATCGGCCATTCCGCGTCAGGGAGGTGCCGGTTGACGATTTCTGGCGCTGCCGCATCGATAGCATCTGGACGTGGAGGCCCGCGCCATGACGATCGACCCCGTCAGCCTGGGCATCACCCTTGCGCTCACCGCCGCCCAGATGGCGCTGCAGGCGTCGACCAAGATCGAAGGCCCGCGCCTCGACGACCTGAGCGTCAGCGTCGCGGATTATGGCGCCGCGATTTTCAACTTTCACGGCATCCGCAAGACCGATGGCCCGTCGATCTTCTTTGCCGAGCCGCTGCACGAGGTTCATCGCGAGGCCAAGACCAAGGGCGGCAAGTACAACGAATACACCTATTTCGGCACCTGGGCGGTGTTGCTGGCCGGGCATGAGATCGAGGCCGTTACCCGCATCTGGTTCGACCGTCATCTCGTCTACCAAGCGACCGATGCCGGGCCGCCGACCATCTTCCCGATCGCCTACACCAACATCGCCAACAAGGGTAAGGGCACCTCCACGACGACGGCCAATCTGGCCGATCATATGCGGATCTATCTCGGCACCGAGACCCAGACCGCAGACCCGCGCATGTTGGCGACGATCGAGGCGGCGCATGGCGTCGGCAGCTGCCCGGCCTATCGCGGCAGCGCTTATGTCATGTTCGAGGAAGTCCCGCTCGAAAAGTTCGGCAACCGCATTCCGCAGGTGACGGTCGAGATGGTCCGGGGCGCGCTGCCCAGCTATCCCTATGAGACGTTCGATATTGATGTAAACAACAGCCGCCTCTGGAATACCGTGATCTCGCCGGACGGCACCAAACTGATATGGGCGGCTGGCGACAGTTTCGAGATATGGGATTTGCCGAGCCGCACCCGCCTCAACTACGGCATGCTGCCAACGGGCACCGACACTGATCTATGGTCATGTGAGAGCATCGGCATCCTGAGCGACGGGTCCATCCTTCTGATCGGCGACACTGCGACAAAAATGTACCGCTACAGCCCGGATTGCAGCAGTCTCATCTCGACGTTCGAATTCGATCCAACGATCACCAACAACAAAAACCAAGGGGCCGTCTATGTCGCGGTCGCCGGAAACGGGCAGGATTATTGGGGCACGTCGCCCTATTCGATAAATACCGAATTCTTTTTCAATGCCGCCGAAATGGAAATGGTCGACCTGACCGGCATAATCTGGAACCCGACATGCTTTTTCACCGATGGATATGGTGATGTCTGGGCGGCGGGTTGTCATCATACCGGCGGCGTTGGCATCACAACGGCCTATTTCTTGCGCATGGTCTCCGCCTCTGGCCGGAGCGCCAACGGCTTCCTGACCGTCACTGGCTTGGTGCCGTCGGGCAGTGGATTGATGCAAGTCCAAGCCGTCCACGTCATGGATGCGACCCATGATCAATTCGTATTCAATTGGGGGTATGATGCGCTTTATGCCGTCTCGGTCGATACCGGCGCGGTTCTCGCCTCGAACACAACAACCGGGCTCGACGTCTATAATTGCGCGAAACAGTTCGCCAATCTGCGCTATGGGGCCACCAGCGTGTGGCTCAACGCGACCGAGGTCAGCCTTCTCGATCTGACCGTAATTCGTACCGTCGATCTTCTTCTCTGGAAGGCTGAGGATTCGGACGGGATTCTTTATATCCCGGCGCTCGACGCGCTGGCGTGCTGGCCGCAGTTCAATACCGACCTGACGATCCGCTATCTCGACCGCATTGGCGCCGACACCGTGACCCTGCGCCAGATTGCCGAGGATGTCGCCGGGCAATGCGGGCTGGCGGACTATGATTTCACCGACCTGACGCAGGCGATCACGGGCTATTCGTGGGTGCTGGGTGCCGGGTCGGAAATATTGGAACCACTATTCGACGCCTATGACAGCGACCTCCGGCCGCACGACTTCACGGTGCAGGGCCTCAAGCGCGCCGGCACCGCCAGCTTGACGATCACGACCGAATGGCTCGCGCGCCAGAGTGGCGAGGCGCGCTACAAGATCGACCTGTGCCAGGCGAGCGAGCTGCCCCGCGCGCTGATATTCAACTTCGCGGACGTCGCCGCCGATCAGCAGAGCAATTCGGTCCGGGTATCGCGCCCTGTCGATGCCACCGATGCCAGGGGCGAGCAGACCATCGACATGACCACGCTGGTTCTGTCGGTCAATGATGCCCGGCAACTGGCCAATCGCTATTTCCGGCGCCTCTGGAACAGCCGCGAGACAATCACCAACAGCCTGACCATGCAGCAGGCCGCGCTGGAGCCTGCCGACCTGCGCTATCTCACGCTCGACGGCGAGACGGTGGCGGCGCGGGCGACGCGCGCGACCTTCGCCGCTGACGGCCGCATCAATCTGGAATGGGTGCCGGACAGCGCGACCCTGGCCTTGCTCGACGGCTCGATCGGCGCGCCGATGGATGGGCGGGTCGTCCCGGCCGTCATCCTCGTGACGGCGCCAAGCAAGGCGGCCATCCTCGATATCCCGCTGATCCACGATGTCGACGACAGCCGGGTGCCATTCTTGTATTACGCGGCGGGCCCGTACAGCAGCGCGGCGTGGACCGGCGCGGACGTCTGGACCAGCGACACCGGCCTACTGGCCGATTATATCGGCGGCTGGGGCGCGGTGCCGTCCAGCGACCCCATGGTCTGGGGCATCACCACCAACGCCCTGCCCGACGCGCTGCCCTGGCTGTTCGACCGCGCCAGCACGCTCAACGTCAATTTCAAGTCCGGCACACCGACCGGCGCGACCGAGACTGAATTGCTAGCCAACGGCACGCTCAACCTGATCCTGGTGGGCGATGAAATGCTGCAATACTCAGCCGCGACACTGGAGGCCGACGGCTCATGGACTCTCTCAACCCTGCTGCGCGGGGTCAGGGGCACCGAATGGGCGACCGACGGGCATGCGGTTGGCGAGACCGTCGTCCTGCTGTCCAGCCGCATCCACAAGCGCAGCATGGGCACCAGCGAGATCGGCGACACCGACACCTATCGCGCGGTCAGCCAGGGCCGCACGGTCGACAGCGCGTTCGAGGAATCGGTCACGTTCGGCGCCGCCGCGCAGAAGCCCTATGCCGCAGCCCATGGCGAGCTGACCCTCGACAGCGGCAGCGGTGACTGGTCGATCGACGCCACGCGCCGCACGCGCATCGGCGGGGCCAATGTCGACGGCGCGGACGTACCGCTGGGCGAGACCAGTGAAAGCTGGTCCTGCGATATTCTCGACGGCGCTGCTGTCGTGCGGACCATCACCGGCACCAGCCTGCCGCTCACCTACACCTCGGCGCAGCAGACCACCGATTTCGGGGCGCCGCAGTCGAGCCTGAGCGTCAATCTCTACCAGGTCGCGCCTGACCTTGCCTTGCGGGGCTATCCGCTGGCCATCGCCGCCTAGGAGCTTCAATGACCACGACACCGATCACCGGCGCACCCGAATGGGCCGCGTCGCAGGCAGCGCCATGGACGCCGCACAACGAGGCGCTGCGCCGGATCGAGAGCGGCTATTCGCGCGCGATCATCGTCGACCGCGACCTCACGGCCCCGCCGGGGAGCTGCGCCGATGGCGCGCGCTATCTGGTGCTGGCGACCGGCACCGGGGCCTGGGCGGGCTATGACGGCAAGATGGCGGTGGCCGTTGGCACCAACGCCGCCAATGGCTGGCTGTTCATCACGGTCGCGGTTGAGGGCTTCCGGCTGTACGTCCAGGATGAGAACGTCGAAATCGAATATAATGGGGCAGCCTGGGTCGCATCCGCAGGGAGCGGCGGCGCCCTACTGGCGGCGAACAACCTGTCCGACGTGGCCAGTCCAGCCACGGCGCGGGCGAACCTTGGGGTTGCGTATCGTTTCGGCTTCTTCTTCAGCTCTGTGCCCACGGCCGACGAAACGCTTGGCCTGCACGTCGCGGCTGAAGCCCTCACATTGCCCGCGAATTTCTCGGGGTCATTCGGCAAGATCGGCATCAATCCGACCGGCTCATTCGTGATCACCGTCTACCAGAATCCGACCTTTACCGGGCTGCTGATCACGGGCGGCACCAACATTGGCACCATCACCATCTCGACCGGCGGGTCATATACATTCGCCACCGCTTGCGGCACGTCGAAAAGCATTCTGCAAGGTGAAATGCTCGGCTTCAAGGGGCCGACCACGCCGGATGCAACCGCCGCCTGCGCGGCATTCACCATAGAAGGGGCATATTAATGGCTCGGTATTTCTTCGGCAACACGCTGGCTTCTTTCGCTCGGTCCCACGCCTCCGTGATAGAGTCAGCTACTGCGGGCAGGTTTGACAGTAATTTTGTGGCTAACTCCATCTCCGTTGATGGAGGAAGCGGCAATTTGACTGGCACCGATCCCTTTATAGACACGCTACCCTTCATCGGGGTGAGTTCAGTTACTACACTCTGGCTTCATTTTGAGTCTTACCAGTCAAGCTCAACCTATGGACCAAGGTGGGTTCGGTTGTATAATTCAACCGGGCAGGAAGTGGCTTATGTCGGGACCTCAAATGGAGGATCGTCGACGACGCTTAAGTTCTTCTACTGGAATGGGACGGCGTTTGTGGGAAGCGCTACCACCTTCGGGATGCCTACCTCTGGCACTCTAGTTACCCTTGACCTCAAGATAGTCTGTGGGGTTTCGGGATCGTGGCAATGGTATCAGGGCGGGACGCTCTTGGACTCGGGGGCTATATCCGATGCCGATTGCGACAATATAGCCCGTGTCCGGTTTATCGGTCAGGGGAGCACAGGCCGGTTTTCACAGATCATGGGCGCGGACTTCGATACCAGGGACTGCAAGTACATGCAGAAGCTGGCGAACGCGAACGGCGCCAACACCGACGGTACGGGGTCATACACAGATATTGATGAAGTACAGCTCAGTGACGCCGATGCTATTGTTCTCCCCGCTACAGGAAATAAGAAAACCTTCACTAAGGCATCCTACACATTGCCGGGAGGATACGTAATCGGCGCGCTGTGCGTGGGCGCACGAGGTCGAGTTTCCGGGGGTACTGTTACTGATGGGCAGATGATTGTCAGGTCT